ACCCAGAGGCCATACTCATCCGGCTCGACGCTCAAGGTCTTGCCGATGGCGTGCTTGACGCTGCCGAGCGTATGGTCATAAAAGACGAGCTTGGTGGGCGCTAAATCCAGCATGTAATCGGTGCTCTTGGCAAAGCTCTCGCCTTCGAGGTCAGCGCCGCCGTAGATGACGCCATAGCCGCTCACGGTGGCCGTGTCGGCAGTCAAGGCTTTGACGTGTACCAGGCCGTTGTGCGGACGGGTGGTTGACAAGGTAGATAGGGTTCCACCGCCGGCGGTGGTAACGTCGCTGCTGAGTTCGGCACTCGTAGCGTCCTGGGCATCCGCGGTCGCCGCGCCGCCCGTCGTGGGCGTCCATTGGTTCTCAACTTGCGTCCACTCCTCACGCGGCGCAATCGTCACCGCGCCGGTCGCCATGTCCAGCGTGTAGGCCGCTTGCCAATAGGCGTTTTCGGTGCAGATGATCACCGTATCGTCATAGACCTCCACACAGCGATCCTGATCGGCGTCGTCGATGTCGTTATCGGTTTCCGGCGCTTCCATGCTGTAGCCCATCGGCATCATGTCGTCAGGGTCGGCGATGCCCAAGAGCTGCTCCACGGCGTCCTCAACCAAATCGGCGCGGTCGTCTAAGCTAATCGCCTTTATAGTTGCTTCCATATCTCCCCCTAACTTGCTAAAGCCCTGTCAACCGCCGCCTGAAAGTCAGCCAAAATCACATCGGCGTTTTCGGTCACGTCAGCGGTATCGGTTTCCCAACCAGTCGCCGCGTGTGCACGCGTCTGCAAGATGCCGCTGCCCACAAAGGGCGCATAGGGTACGTTATTGCCCACGCGGCCCACGACGCCGTTACCCGAAACCGTGACCGCCGTTGTAAAGCGTCGGCCATACGTGCCTGTTCGGCGATACTTGCTCTGCGCCGGCGCCGGCGGATACTTTTGCATCGGCCTTTGCAGGCGCAAGACGCTGCGCTGCATCGGCGGCACCAGGGTCTGCGTCGCCGCGGCGTTGTCGAGCTTGCGAAACAGTTGTTCTAAGCCGGTAATGGCGATAGGCATGATTTACTCCAAAACAGGGCGGCAAAAACAGCGGCAGTTCACGTGGACAGGGATCGTGTACCCACCTGGGAATGTGCCTCCCAACGGCGCGCGTTCGCCATCCAAAGGGCCACAGAGACTACAAACTTTTTCGTCGTTAACAGTCACAAACTCGACCTCACTGACCACGCCGCTCTGGCGGTAGCTGTCCACAGACCCCTGATAGGCCGCCCGCGTCGTTTCGGTTTGGGCGATCAACTGCGCCCGCTTGCCGCCAAAGGTCGGCGCAAGCTGCTGGCGCAACGCCCCCAGGCTGGTCGCATCCTTAAACCACTCGTCAACCGCAATCTGTAGCTGCGCCTGGGTCGTCTGGTTCATGCCCTGAATGAGATCGTAGCTATAGCGGCTCGCCCATTGTGCCGCCCGCGTATGTACCAGGCTCCAGTCGAAGGCCATGCCAATCGTGTTCATCTGGTCAAAGGCCACCGATACACCCAGCTCGGCCCCCTGCTGTAAATGGCGGCGCAAGACGGTGCGTACCTGTTCGCTGGTGGCTGCCACGTTCCCCGGCGCGGCCCGCACCATCGCATCGGTCGCCGTCGGCGGAATCAGGTCGTTCATCTGGTCGCGCAAGGCCGGCTCCAACTCCGCCGCAAATTGCCGTTCGATTTCCATGCGTATCTGCTGCTCGGCATCGCTTTCGTCGCCCTCGTCGGGCTGCAATTGCAGCACCATCGCCTTGTAGGCGTCGGGTGTAATCGAATCAGGGATAGGGAACGGGAAAGGGCGCATCTGCCGCGCCCGCGTCCTCCTGTATGCCTAACGCGGCGATCTTCTCTGCGCGGTCAAGCACATGGCTATGAAACAAATCAACGTCCGGGCTTTTCTTGCCCTTCGCCCAACGCTTGAGCTTGACGATCTCCGCACGCTTACCGGCGTTGTCAACCTGCGCCTGTTCGGCCAAGACCGGCGGCGAATGTTCCGGCTTCGGAACGTGCGTCATCTGGGCGTCGGCTTGCGCCTGCAACATCCGCTGCTGATCCAGCAAATCCTGATCGAGCATCTCGTAGGTGATGCCATCGGGCAGGTCAAGCCCGACCAGTTGGGCGGCGATAGACGGCTTCATGCTGGTGCCGACGTAAAAGGCATAAGAGCGCGCGCGCTCCTCCTCATCCTCTTGCATGGCGCTGAGGCGTTGCGGCTCAAACTGAAAGCGCAAGCCGGCCGGTCGGAATAGCTGGCGGTTGAGGTTGCGCTCAATTAGGCGGCATTCGGGGATGATGGCGTTCATCAAAAAGTTGATCTCGTCTTGCTGCGCCGTGGCAAAGTTGGCGGCGTCGGCGGCGATGATGCTGTGCGGGACGCCCAGCGCCGTGGCAATCGACTGGCGGCTCTCGGTCGTCAGTTCGCTATTGGAAAGCGATTCTAGCCCCTCGCCGACAATGACCGGCGTCACGCCTGCCCGTACCGCCGCCGTAGACCAGGCTTGTTTGACCCCGCTAAAGAAACGTTTCCACCACGCTTCCAGCTTTTTCACCTCGGCGTCGGCCGGGTTGCCGTCGATCGTGAGCACCGTCGCCTTGATCGCCCCCCGCGCAAAAAAGGCGGCTTTGAAGTCGGCCATATGCTGCAAGACCGCAGCATCGGCGATGGCGGCCTGGGCCGGTGGCGTACCCGGCTCAAGCTCGCTCATGGCGTTGGGCAGCTTGAAGTAGACAATATCGTCGGGCGTGAAATCGATGCCGACGGCTACGCTCTGCGTGGGGTCGAGCATCCGCCTGAAGCCGGCAATGCCCGCCGTGCGATCGTACAGCACCTGGATCGTGTCGGGCGCAAACCAGCGCAAGCCCAGCGGCTGATTCCGCAGGTTGCGCGCCTTAAACCAATAGGCATAGCCGCACAGGCACAATGATCCCTCGGTCAATTCGAGCAAGTCGGTAAAGTTGTCGAGAAAGGGATAGACGGTCAGATCGTCGCCGTCGGCTAGGATTTTGTCATTGCCGCGGAAGATGGCCCACGGCATACCCGCCACACGGTCGGCGCGTAGGTTGACACAGGCGTATAACCAGCCGACCAGGCTGTAGAGGTTGCGCGGCGTTTCGTCATCTTGGCCGAAGTAGGAGCCAAAGACCATCTGCCACTCGTCAGCCGTCCAGTTGGACAGGTTTGCGGATTTGATAGATTGACCGTCGAAGAGCGTCAAGCGGTTCATGATTATTCACGCCCGCCCGCCAGCAGGCTTGCGCCGCGGCGGCGGAAAAGATGACCTGTGACCAATAAAAAGACGCCCTACCGCCATTGCTGGCTGATAGGGCGTCTTGCGCCTCTGTGTTATTTGGTTGCGTGTATCTTACTCTATATCTGGCTTGCTTTCAATAATCCGCAATTCCACGACATAAACCCGCAGGTCAAAGCGCGCGATCTGTTTGCGGTCGCTGCGCTGTATTTCCAGCACCATGCGCTTGGTATCGATGCGGGCGCAGAGCTTGCCGCGCTCATCACGTAGATCACGCCAATCGTCGCCCTTTGTGGCCACCGGCACCGGCTTCTTCACTCGCCGCCGCCAAACAGTAACAGGCTGCCGGTCGTCGCCAGCTTGGCAAATGCGCCCGACGACGCGTCAACTTGGTCATCATGGCTTCCGTATGGGAAACTCGCAAGCTCCTCAATATAAGCCCCGTTCCAATTGCCCTTGACCAGCTTGACATTGCGCGCCTCGCATTGGGCGGCAAACGGCATGGCCCGCACCTGTTTTTCGCCCGTCACCTTTTCGGCGTAGACGGGAAAGCCCGCCAGGTTGCGGACGCTGCTCTGCGCCGATTCCAGGCCGCCGCTGCCCGGCTCCTGCTCCAAGCCGATGCTCACGTTGCCGCCGTCCATCTCCGCCGTCTGCCGCATGATACGCTCGCGTTGCAGCGCCGACCATTGCCCGCGCACCACATCTTCAATGTAGAAGGTGCCGTCATTGTCGCGGGCAATCTTGACGCCACATGACCAGTCGCCGCCGCCCTCCGTCCCCGCCTTGTCCCAATAGCGGCAGCGTGCGGCGTCGCTGGGCGCGGCGTTGACGATCGTGAACCAATCGCGCTGGAACATGCCGCCGCCGGGTGGCGAGGGGTGGCCCTGATAGAGCGCGTTAAAGGCGTAGCTGCCCAGCACCATGCGCCGCTCCGCTAGCGCCGCCTCATCATAGCGGGCTGGGCAGAGGGCTGCCCCCAACTCTCTGCCCAGCGGGTCGCCTGCTTCCGCAATAGCGGGTAGATTAACAACTGTCCAGCGCGGCCCCTCTTCTGAGGCCAAAATGCGCCCGGCTAGGTCCGACTCGTGCCAGCGGGTCATGATCAAAATGATCGACGCCTGTGGCCCTTGCCGCGTGAATAGGTCTTGGCTGTACCAGTCATAGCAGCGGTCACGATAGCTCTGGCTTTCGGCCTCTTCACGGCTTTTGACCGGATCATCAATCAGGATCAGATCACCCGATTGGCCGGTAATGCCAGCGCCAACGCCCACGGCGCGGAAGATGCCGCCGGCCGCCGTCTGCCACTCTTCAACGGCGCGGCGTTCACGGTCAAGGGCGATGCGCCCCTCGGCAATGCGCCGCGCCTGTCGGCTGAAACGGTTGGCGAGCGTCTGGTTGTAGCAGCCGATGATGACGCGCAATTCCGGGTTGTGTTCCAGCCGCCAAACAGGGTAGCGGATCGTGGTCTGCTGGCTCTTGCCGTGCTGGGGTGGGCAGAAGATCATCAGGCGGTTGATAGCGCCGGATGTCACCTGATCGAGCGCCGTGCGGATATAGCGCAAATGATCCCACTCCCACGAATAGGATGGCGTTACTTGCGCCAGCCACTGATCAAAGGGCGGACGCTTACCTTTGCCGGTATGCGTGCCGAAACTGAATGGCCCAGTATTAAGTTTGGGTAGGTTCAGGGTCAGGCCGTTCATTGTTTAATGCCTGTAATAGCCGGAATACTTTGTCATTTTCCACACCCATCAGCATCGCCACGGCGCTCGCATCCTGAAGTGTGAGCCATCGCTTGTCGCCGGCGTGTTCCGCCATAGCAACCTGGCTTTTGAGTTGAGCAACTATCACATCGAGGATCAGGTCGTTGATTTGGTCTTGCTTTTTTTGGGTCGCGACGGTCGCGACCCCATTGGCTGCAATCGTTTCCGCCTGCCTGCGCCATCCGCTAACCGTGCCTTTAGGCAAGTTATATTCTTTGGCTAAGCTGCTAACGGATTGCCCCGCCAAAAGCGAAGCCATCACCGCGGCCTTGACTTCCGGCGTATAGTCCCGCGTCACATTGCCCTCATGCTGTTAATTGACAGCACCTGTCAAAATGTATCCCCGTCTACTTGATAAACTGTTAACATTTATGCTATATACGTATTCAGAGCCATACCTGCATCGTACCTGTCACAGGCCCTATTGTTAGACTGGAGAATCACATGGAAAACACAATCAGACGCCCGCTCGACCTGTCAGCCCGCCAGTGGGCCGCCCTTGAGCAGATTGCCGATGCGCTGGGCGCTCGCGAGCCGCACGGCCGCGGTCACAACGTACGCGTGACCAAATGGCAACTGGTGATCCGCGGCATCGCCACGGGCCAGTACGTGGTTACGGAGATCGAGCCGTACCGCTTGCCGGTTGGCTTGGCTGAGGCTGCCGCTGCGGTCGAAGAGCGGCAACGGGAACAGGCGGTGAAACGCAAGACGCCGGTGAAGATGCAGCAACTGAGCATACTCGACCTTGAGCCAGCCTAGCGGCTGGTTTTTCTTTAGCGTGCGCCGGCATAGACATAGATCAGCATTCCCACCACGATCACCCACATCAGCGCAAGACACAGATATTGCGTTGACGCCTCACGCCGTACTTGCAGTTCGGCCAACGCCAAAGCCACCGAGCAGATCAGCAGCGCAACTGCCGCGCGCCCCGTATCCGTCATGGCGCACTACATGCCGGTGATCACGCCAACACCCAGCACAATCACGGCGGCGCACAGGATCAGCACGATGGCGCTGCCCAGGATGCCGGCAAGCTGGAAGATCAGCGCCAATACCGCCAAGATGACGCCAAGAAGCGAAATGTATCTGCTCATTTGGTTTGTCCAGTCTCTAAGTCAACGAATCCTGTGAAATTCCCCCACTTAGGCAATGTGGTCGCGCCGTCCGTCGTGGTCGGGGGGACAGGGGTCAATTCGATCTTGTTGCTGCTAGATACCCACCTGTGCATCTGGCAAGCGCAACTGTCGGTCAAAACCGTGTAAATGCGCCCACAGCCAGGGCATTGCCAGGTTGCCAGTCCGGGCATTGAGTGCGTCGGTGACTGCGGCTCTGCCGTGCGCGATGGCTCAGAAGATGGCCCCGCGGTCGTGTTTGGAATCGGATGATCAGCATCCCAAGGATGCCACTGCCCATCGCTGCCCCAATAAAGGCCGCCTACATTTGTTCTCACGTTGTCCGCAACGAAAAGTCTCGTATGAAGATCACCTTCGACTAGCTCCATGTGATTTTCCTCTCCTAACATCCTCGCTAAATTGACAAGTGTATACAAATCGTGTATACTTACGTCATGGTCAACGTAATCTTTGATGACGACTTTGAATGGGACGCCGAAAAAAACGAGTCAAATCTCGAAAAACACGGCTTTACATTTGAGGAGGCTCTACTTATCTTCACGGGTGACACCCTCGTCATTGAAGATCGCCGCAATCCTGGCGAAATTCGCTATATCGCCATCGGGCCGCTTACGAGCCGCACAATGCTCACTGTCGTCTTTACGCGTCGGCAACAACGCCGCCGCCTTATCTCCGCAAGGGAGGCTACACCCAATGAACAAAACCGATATTATGCCCGCTTTACCCAACGCCGCCGATAATCCCGTTTATCCGCCCGATCCCTCGCAGGAGGAGATTGACGAACTCTATGGGCCTGACAAGCTGCCTGATGACTTCTGGGACAATGGCGTCATGGAGTTTCGTGAGGGCAAAGAACACATTTCGATCCGCCTGCCCCATTATGTCCTTGACTATTTCAAGAGTGACGGCCCAGGCTACCAGAGCCGGATCACCGACGTTCTGCGCTACTATGTCATTCACCAGATGATGCGTCGGGCAGAAGCAAAAGGCCGCCAAGAGGCAGAGGCAGACGTGCGGATCGACTCAAAGTCTCAAGCCGTGTAAGCAGCACCACGTCTGCGGATCAACTCTGCCGCCACGCATGGGCGTATTTTGGCGGTAGCTGCCATCGGCGTTAATCATTCTGATTTCCAGGTGCAAGTGTGGGCCGGTTGCGTTACCGGTTGCACCCAAGAGGCCGATAGTCTCGCCGGCGGCGACTTCTTGCCCGCCACCGACCTTGATCTCATTTAGGTGGGCGTAGAAGCTGCACGCATCAAGCCCAGGATGGCGCACTACCACATACTTACCATAGGCTTTGTCCACACTGGCATCAACGACAATGCCGGCGGCGATGCTGCCAATCGGCGTGCCTTCCGCCATGCCGCCCAGGTCGGTGCCGTCGTGACCTGGCAAATCCCATTGGGCGTAATCAGGTGGGTTTTGGTAAAAATGCTGCGTAATTATACTGGCCGGAAGTGGATGGGCTAGGCCGTCATCTACCACCAGCGGTAGCTCTTGTGTCACTGTTTCTGCGCCCTGGGCTGCGCCAACATACTCCGCGCTCACCCAGCCGTCAATCACATGCAGCCAGCCGGCTTGCTCATCATCATGCAAGACCGTACTGCCATAGGCCAG